ATGTCATATTGAGACATCGCTTCATCAATATTAGGGATGAATTGATTTACAATCAAGAGATCGTCAATACTAACTACTCTTTCAGTTTGCTTAGCTGTTGTGGCTGGTACTATTTCATTTCCAGGAGTATGATACCCTGCGGTACGATGCTTACCTGTCATAATGAACTGTGCCGATTTACCCTTCTTAATATTTCGGGTTCTCGTATAGTTCATCATTATATTTTTGGTCTGAAATGCGGTCATTACTTCGCCAGCATACAGCTTTAGGAATAATTGCCTAGAACTGGTAGAGCCAGAAGCATCAACTAGACCGGACCTTAGACCTGTATAATTTTGTGCCATATTTAATTTTAATTGAGATTAAAGATTACTAGTTTTATACTAGCACGAGTTAAAGTTACGGCTTTATCTTCATCGTTCTCAATTAAAGTTATCCTCCTCAGAGGGCAATAATTTTGTTCGTATGTTTTACTTCCGTATTACATAAGGTTAGAAGCTTCTAGTTTCCTAGTTACTTCTTCCCTATAAGCAGGATCAGTTCCATATTTAGGATCTCTCATTGCTTCAGACATTTGCGCTAATGAACTAAAAGCTCCTGATCCAGATACACCAGTTGAACCCTGCATTAAGTTAGGCGAACTTCCGTTTGCCACTTGGTATTGGGCATTAAGAGATTTAATAACAAATAAACTTTCGTCTACTGTGCCATGTTCTAGTGCAGAATTAAATACACCTATCTCTTTCTCACTAAGAGATTTACCTGCCCATTCAAGTATTGAATTATATTGTTCTTTTCCTCCTACAGAACTATAAGCCATATCAGCAACTTGATCTGAAATAGCATTCTGTCCTTCTATCCATGAGGATACCATCTCAGGACTCATACCTTTTTCATTAAGTTCTTTAAATGAATCTTCTGATAGTGTATCGTTTTCTAAATATTCATTATAGTATTTATCAAAATCTAATCCTTCTTTTGTTACTGCTTCTTTAGCATCTTGTAAAGTAGGATGAGGAGTCTGTGGAGGTTTTGTACCCTCATCGCTGTCCGTCACAGACTCCGAATTAGAGGATAACTTTGTTTCTAATTCATGATAGGCTTTTGCCATTTCTTCAGGACTTTCAAATTTATCTGGAAGCCATGGAGGCTGCTCATCATCTCGTTCTACGGCTCCTGCTTCTTCGGCAAGTTGAACCATAGCTTGTTCATGCTCCTTAGTTCCTTCAGGAGGTGGGGGAGCATCTTCATGTGTACTTACTTGTTGAAATTCTGCCATTGTGAGTCTCCTCTTATGTTATTAGTTAGCCATTTCTGGCGGTGGTGGTTGCATTTGATCGCCCATACCTTTAACCATTTCAGGTGTAGCTTTCTCTGCCATTTTACCAATCATTTGTTGATTCATTGTAGCTGTCTGTTGATCTTGAGCAGCTTTCATTTCTAACATTTTCTCTTCTTCAGTTTTTATTAATCCTTCAGTATCAATTCCTAAAGAACCTGCCAGACGAGTGATATAATCAGAAACATTTATTTCCCTTAATACTTCTGGACCTAGTGGTGCGAGTTGTTGTAAAAACATTCCTAATTTATTAAGATCTTCTCCTCTTCCAAGAGCTTCCACTCCTGTAATAATAAGAGGTTTTAATCCTTCTTCTGGAAGTTTAGGAATCTTCTTTTCTTTCTGCATCTTATTCATTAAGAGTTCTACCAAAGGTAATTGGAACTCCTGAGAAAGAACAGCATACACTCCACCTAAAGCTATCTCTAATTCCTGATGTGCTATTCTTATTTCTTCTGCTGTAACACGCTCAGCATCCCTTCGGATAGAGCTATTCATTAGGAACACTCTGGATAACCTAGTCTGTAATACCTGTATTGTATTCATAGCCACACCAAAGTCCTGAGACTTTCCTAGTTGTAGAGAAGATACATCCTGATCATCTCCTGTAACTATTGCACCATTCGGAGATTCTGCAAGTGTCTTAACTCGTGTAGTACCATTTGGTCTTACAAGAAATAATACTTTTGCTGCTGCAGCTGAACCCTCTACAATAGACTGAGTTAATGACTCAAGAGACTTTAGATCTCCCAAATACTCTTCTACATATCCTCTTCCATAGTCTTCTCCATCCATTGATGTAAACCTGAGAGCAATATATGGACATCTGTTTTTAGGATAAGAACCTTCTGATCCAGGAACAGTTTTACCTTCTAACTCTTGGTGTATTTTCCAGTTACTTCCTGTCCATCGAACACAAGTAAATAAGTCGTGGTTTTTATATACTTCTTCTGACTCAGGATCAGAGAGTATACCTTTAGCTTGTTCTGGAAGAGACAAAGAAGAAAGGGATTCTTTAGTTATAATCTTTAAAACATTACCCATTGAATCTCGTTTAACAACATAACGATCTAAACGAAATACTCTTATTTGTTCTTTAGGAGGTAGATATACAAGAACATTTCCAGTAACTACAAGTTGTTTAAGTGCTTCAGAAATAGGAACTCTAAGACCACGCACTTCAATTTCCTGCATTACTAAACGCTCAATCTTAGCTAGAGCTTTCTCAGCCTCAGATCTTTGTTCAGCTAATAGACCTTCAAGTTCTGCATCATCTACTACTAGTCTAAAAAAGGGTGCATTAGGAGGAAGTAAAGACATGAGAAGCTTAGCGCTTAAATTATTTACGCCTTCTGCTCCTACGGATTGGAATGGGGTAGTGATTTGTGAGGAACTTTCAAAACTTTCTTGGGGTAAAAGAGTAGGTATAGTAAATAAAGAGGCTTCTCTCCCTCTTCTAAGATAGTTGTCTCTATCCTGAGAGTACATATAGTATTCAGATTTTACTGGATATTCCTCAGTATAATCATCAGAAGCTTCTATAGTAATTCCCTTTTCTTTTTTGTATTGCATCAGTTAATTTTTAAAGAGGATCTTGAGCGCTGTTTACCTTTATTTGTTCCCAGTTCTGCTGCGGTTTGTTTATCCTTTCCTCCTGCAGTTTTCTCATTCTTTATTGCAACATCAGACGGCTTTGAAGAACCATATAAGAACTCAGATAATCTATTTCCAAGATAACCTAGAAATGAAAGTCCTGTATTTATTCCTTCTCCAACAGGTTTAACAATTTTTTCTCCTAAATAGTTTCCAGCTTGTCCTACAGTATTATCAAGTCCTGTTTGTAGTTGTGAACCTCCACTCTGAAGGGCAGCTTGTGTATCTCCACCTAATGTCATGTTCTCACTTACTGTCTCTAAACCTGAAGTAAGTCCTTCGTTAATATTTGCTGATCCTTGATTTAAAGCTCCAGTTACTGTTGCAATAGGATCAGGAATACTAAAACTAAAACCCCAACATAGATCTACTTCTCCTTCATAATCAAAAGAGTCTGAGGATATTTCTTTTAATCCACCATCTATCCATTCGTAATTGATTTCTGTATAAATTTTCATAAGGCTAAGGGAAAGTTAATTGTGAAATATTATTTAATCTGGTCTATTAATTCTAAGATTCATCCTTCTGGTTGCAGGTTTATTAACTCTAAAAGTTGGATCTTGAGAAGTAATAGGTTCTCCTGACTTAGCCTCCGTTTTTGTAGGTTCTACATCAGGCATCGATTGTGGTTGATTCATACACATCGTCTATACTCTCTTTATAAGTAGCTTCAATAACATTGATTACATCTTGTTGACCTTGAAGAAATCTAAGTTCTTCAATACTTGTTGAATTATTTCTTGGTAAGTTATTTGGAAAGGTTTCTTTTAACCATACCACTAAATCTTCAGAAATATTGTAAGCTCCAATTATCATAATAATAACCTTTCTATCCTAGAGTAGGTAATTTGTATATAGTAAAACAAAAACATACACGTTAGTAACTGAATTTATTAAACTATTTCACATGCTCCCCCTGAGCAAGAAAGCTCCTGAGAAGCAACTGTATAATCATCTTTTTCATACTTGGAAAGTTTAGTCCAATCAAGAACAGGCATCTTTTTAAGGAGAGATTTATATTCTTTTTCAGAGCAGTCTTGGTAAGGTGCTTGTTTGTAGACATGATCAGAATGGGGAAGAAAGGATACTCCAGAGATTCCATCAAAGTTTCTATATACAAATGCTCCTACTTCTAACCATTCATCTTCTTTTACTGAAATTGTTTGACTAACTTTATGTTCGGTAAATGCTTCTGTATAAACTGAGTGTAAAACTAGTTGGTCTATAGCAGATAAATCATCTCTACATAAAGCATCTTTAGGAGACTCCATAGGAAAAGAAAATACTACACTTGTTTCAGGTTTAACTGTATCTTCTTCATAAGGAACTCCCTGATCTATCATTAATTGAGTGATGGGATCTTTTTTGTCTCCTCTAACTGTTCGTATGTAGTAAGGACTATGTCTAGTGTGTATTCCTGAAGAAGAATTCACTAACTGACTAACTGTTCCTGAAGGTTTAATAGCTGTAATAGCTGCTGAAGGATTGATACCTATCTGATCAGACATCCACTTGTTCTGTCCTATTGCTTTTTCTTTAAGAAGTTCTAAATTCTCAGAAAGAATATCAATCTCTGTAGGAGATACTAAATCATGTCCATTAGTAAGATCGTTATCCATAATTCCAGTAAGACTAACTCCAAGAAGTCTTTCTTCTTCACAGTTTATTTTCCACTTATTTGATACATACCTGAAGTTTGTTAGCGTTGATTGCCAAGTTCCTAGAACAGTTGCTAAATTAACTTTACGTTGAATGTCAGGCCACCTATCTTCGGAACGAACTACTGCTTCAGTAAGGTTACAGAACTCTCTAGGTCTAAGTATGATCTCAGAACATGGATTAGTTCCAAAG